CCTAAGCATTACTGCAACTTCACTCGATACCATTAACTTTTTAAGTCCTGTAATACCATCTAAGTATTCCTGCTGGTGCTTAGCTATTATATAGGCCATAACTCCCATTTCACTAAGACTTTGTTCTAACTGTTCTTTTATGTTCATTTGTTTTTGTCTTGTTTTTATGTTAATAAACTGGACATATTAATCCTTTTTCTTTATGTAAGCAAAATGCTTTTTTGCCTAATTTATTTAATTGACTTATTCTAAATTTCTGCAATGGCTTTAATGTATCACTACCTTCTTTACATTCTATCCACGTATCTATTTCACCTAACTTCATACATAATAAATCAGGATAACCATTATCGGATAACTTAATAATGTTTAGCACTGTCCATCCATTGCTTTCATATTGCTTAATTACTTGTGATTGGAATTTACTTGCCATAATGTTTATTAAATGTGCTTAATGTAAAATTCTTTTTAGCCATAACTTGTTTATAAATATGGTGTTCAATTCCACCTTTAGCAAATATCCAAAATACTTCATTACTTAACCGATCCATTGTAGTTAGCCTATCACGTGACTGCCAGTAGCTAACCGCACTAAAATCAATATTATAATAAACAATATATTTTGCAGCGCTTAAATTTATTCCCTCACGACCGCTAACTATTTGCAAAGCTATTGATTTGTCAGTAGTATTAAACTCATTTAAATCAGTTGTAATATTACCAATACTTTGAATTACGTTTAATTCCTCTTTAAACTTATAAAATATTGCAATCTTATTGTTTGCAAAATGATTACTAATAAATAAAGCTTTAGACTTATCTAATACCATACTATTACCACTTTCAAACTTTACTGTTCCTGAATACATTTGATGTAATTTACTCATCATTTTAGCCCCAGTATCAGCAATAATAACTTCAGTTTTACCTTCAATTACATTATCCTTTTTAAGTTTAGCAACCAAATCATAAGTGCTTTCATTCATTTCAACAGTCAATATTCTTTCAATTACTTCAGATGTGAATCCTGCTTGCTTTTGAGTATAAGTAATAATATATGGCTGTATTGCTTTCTGAATCAAATCTTGTTTAGCATTAGTGTAATCTTTAACAACTGCATAACCTAAATACTTTTGGCCAATATTTACAAAATATAAGGCCCAATTGTAAAAGTTTGCATATTGTTTAAATGGTGAACTATTACTAATCCAAAATTGATGAAATACCTGGCTATATGATTCAGGATTCATTGTTCCACTTAATGCTATGATTGGCAAATGTCCAAAAGTTTTCTTAAAGTAAACCGCTCCTTTTGATGGTTTTGGAAAAGCTCCATATTTATGATGTTCATCGCTTATTATTAAATCAAAATTATCTGTAACTTTATGTAAACTTTCAGCATTTATAACAGTCAAATTAAAGTTAAATCCAAAATCAATATAATCATTTTCAATAGATTTAATTGCTTTCTTTTTAGTTACAAATAAAACATTTTTTGCACCATATATGTGAGCTGTGTTTAATGCAATTGCAGTTTTACCTACTCTTACCTCAAGTGCTAAATAAACAAAGCCTAAACGCTTTAAAATATCATTTGCATCTTTACTTATTTGTTCCTGGTAATCTCTTAATACTTTCATATATTTTAAATAAACTTTCTACTGTATTGTATTCCCTTTGTTCCTGTGTTAAATTAACTAACCATTTACCAAAATCAATAGCTAATTCCATTATATGTCAAATTTAATTGGATTCTCAAATGATCCTTTAGGAAGTGTAAATTCAATCCAATATACATTATTAGTTTTTCCTTCTATTACTTTATAGTTATGGTAATCGGCATAAATCTTAAGCCATTTAGTTAATGTATTTTTTCTTAACCATTTAGAAAAATCTGAGTAATCACGAACCAACAAATTATATATTTCATCTTTTGGCAATCTTGTGTTCAATGGCAATGTTTCTAAATTAGCCCAATCAATAAATTCTTTTTTTGTTTCATTAATTAATTTTTTAAGTTCTAAGTTTACAAAACTGTTTTTAACTAATCCATTCTTTAAATAAAATTGGCAGCATTGAATCATATAATTGTCAAATCTTGACCATTCAATATCGCTCCAATCATCAAAAAACATATGATCCCATTCATCCAATGGAGTATATTTACTATTAAAATAACCACTTAATTCAACTTCAAATTTCCTGCGCTCAAATGATCCACCAACTCCACCAATGGTATAATTAGTTGTAATTAATATTTTTGGGCTTTTATTTATTGGAAGCTTTATTGCATCCTGGCCTTTATATTCTAAAGTTAATCCTTCAGTAATTAAGCTAAATAATGATTCAAAACTAAAATTCTTTTTAACATCATCAAACACCAGTAATTGAGTATCAGTTCCAACAGTTTGGTAAGGAAACGATTTTGTAAATTCAAATGTTTTTCCATCAATACTTGCAACTTTTTTCATTTTGCCAAGTGCATTACAAAACAAACCTTTGCCACTTCCACCATTAGGATTATCGCTTATAATTTCATCGTTAAATATTACAGCTCTATTATTTGCACTGGTTTTATATGAATGTAGTAAATAACCAATTACTGATTTCATTGTATTGTATCTTGTTACATCTTGTCCTGATATAAGCCAAATAAACTTTCTAAATTCGCTCTCGTGGTGATCAGTTTCAACATAATCACGTGCTATAACTTGTTTTTTCCAAACGTAATCCTTAATATTCAAATAATCAATTTGTTCAATATTATCTTTTGTTATTCTTAATACTTTATTTTGAAAATATATAAAACAACTATCAATAGTATCTTCTTTTAAATTAATATTAGCACTTTCTAAACAACTTAAATAGTCAGATGTAAAATTTTTAGTTGTACTTACCATCATATCGTATTGCTGAAAACCAATATCAGTTCTTTTAAGTAAATATGTTAAAACATAATCCTTTATTCTTTTTTCGTTAGTTTCTTCAATTAATCCTTGATGTTTTCTTATAAATGTATAAGTATTGGTATCAGTAGGAAAGTATTTATAAAAATTATTATCCTCAAGCCAAAATTTGTATTTATGTGGGCTTACTATACATTTACCTTTTTCGTCATATTCCCAAAAGTTATCATTTATATTATTTTGCTTAATTGTTAATATACAAGTTTCAATTTCTACTTGTGTAAAATTAGGATAAAGCTTTACAATATCAGCATTTTTTGCACCTGATATAACTTGTTTTTCAATCTTTTGTTTTGCTGTTCTATCATCAAATTGTTTAGTATTAAACTCAGATGTGTGCTTATATGCTGAATCTATTAATTGCTGTACTTCTTTATCCTTATCAATACCAACCATTGATTTTAAAACGTGTTCGCATTCGCTTTTTGGTATTCCAAATGTATTAAAAGCCTTAGCTAAAATATGCAGGTTATTATTAATATTACCTTTTACTAATCCATATTTCTTTTCCCACCATTTTAGTAATTTTTCAATAATTATTCTTTCAGATTTAATTGGAATAGTTACTTCATTAGTTTCAATTTCATTGTATTCAGGTAATTCTATAAACTCCCAAACTAATGAATCATTATTTTGAAACAAATCAGGATCATAAGACTCAAAACAAAATCTATCTATATTAGAACCTGATACATCCCAATTTGGACTATTAAAGTGCTTTTGTAGCGCATTAAAGTATTGTTTGTGTTCGCCTTCAGTTGGAATCTTTACCAATACCTTTACACCTTTTCCGCTTGGGCTTATCCAGGCAGCAAATATATAAGCATCTTCTTTTAAACTTTCTTTAAAATCAATTGCCTTTTGCTCGGTTTCAAATTCATCAAAATCCAATATTATTAACCCCGATTTTTTATCTAATCCTTTTATTGATCGTTTTATAAAAGTTCCATTAAAGCAAACACCACTTAATAATGCTTTTAATGGCTTTTGTTCATCTTTTGATGCTGTTGCTCTTATTTGTAAATTTAACTCTTTAGAAGTTCCATTTTTTATCCTATCCAATGCAACCTGCACTGGCTTATTAAAAGGATTTGATGTATCCTTAACTGTTTTATATATTGAAACTATCATACTGTATTAAACGAAAAAGCCCCAATTAGGTAGAAGCTAAAAGGGGCTTAATCTATATTTTAACTGCAAAAGATAAAATTCGATTCATATTAGTTGGCTTCTACTTCAACTAACTTTACAATAATATTTAATTATATTACATTGTTACTATTTATTTTTAAACTTTACTTATTTAGATTAATTACAAATAATAAACCTTATTTAGAATGATTCTAAATAGTTTGGTACATTTAGTATAAACTTAAAATACATTTATACTGCTTTATACTTAGAATGTACCTGTGATTTTCAGCACTTTAACCCTATTAGGTATAAAAGGTACATTTTATTTTCCAAATTTTTTAAAAAGCATTTTACAATTATAATTATTGTACTATTGCTAAAATAAGGAAATATTTTATACCTTTTATACCTATTTTAGTTACCTTGTAATTTCATAGCAATTTAAATTTGTATACCACTTGTCGTTATATTCCCTTGACTCAGCATCAAATTTAAAAATTAATACATCACCTATGTTTATTATTTGCTGCATAGCCCTATCTTTCAATTGCAACTGAAGTTTTCTTGGATACTTATCACCAGTTTCAATTAAAATTGGTTGCAACTTAAACTTATCACTAATCTGTTTTACTTCTCCGATTTGAAGGATCTTACCTTTGATTTCCATTATTCGTATATTGATTTTAAAAATTTTCTTGCTTCGTTTATTCGTGTTTTAATAAATTCGTATTTTGTTGAATCCCTGCTAAATTGTTTAGCGTGCAATCTTTCAGCTGCAGGAATTTCAATAAAACTTTTTATAGCCTTATCAGTTTTTACATCGCCACCTAATCCTTGCGTTTCAATAAGTCTATCAAATGTTGATTGACTATAAACCATATTGGCTATAATTTGCACCTCTTCCCACTCTTCAATTTCACCAGCATAGTTTATTTCCTTAAATATATTTAAGTCAGGTGCATCTTCTAAAACATAAACCAATTGAAATGTTGGCCTATCATATAGCTCCATATAGCACTGGCCTTGCCAATCGTATAACTTGTTATCACTCGTTTTACTTTCGTGGAATGTAAATAAATCCCAACTGTTTTTAATGTCAATTATACTATTACCTGTATCAATATCACATTCACCTGTAATAAAATCATTGTAAATTCGTGTATCATTCTTTACATAATCAGTATCAAATAGGCTATTATAGCTTTTAATACCAGCATCTTCACAAGCTATACCTTTTTCCAAGTATTTATTTGTAATTTCTTTGTACCTACCATAACGCTTCTGCAAATACGTTTTAATTGCAAGCTTCTCACCTGTTGCGCCAAGCCCTGTTTTACCACATAGGCCACCTACTGCGCTGCTTCTAAATATTAAATTATCTATCATTATCTTATAAATTTTACCCTTACCGCATCCACCATAGAACCAAATGCAGCTACTTTTGTTACATATAAAACTAATTCCTTACCAACCCATTGCTCTATGTATGGTGAACCTGCTACTTTGGTTATTACCTTCATATTCTCTTTATTTAATATCATTGGCTTTTTAGCTCCTTTGAAATGTGCTAATATGCAATTCTTTGTTTCAAGCTTCTTTCCGTTAAATAATTCAATATTTACATTTTCTATTTTTTCAATAGTTACTTTTAATTCTTGTCCAGGCTGAAAGTCATAACTACCAATATATTTTGGATCAGTCATTTTTTTCCAATGTGTTAAATTTTCCATTTCTTTATTTGTTTTTTAGTTTCTGATAATTGTTTTTTATAAATCTTTAGTTTATCCTGCAATATAGCCAATTGCTTTAACAATAGCTTTTCGTTATGTTGTAAATCTGCTAATTTCATTAAAATAATTCTTTTAAAACACAGTCATATACAAACTCACTATTGCAGTTCAATTCTTCTATTTCTGCATCGGTTAATTCTACTCCATCTATTTCTGCTCTTACTATGTAAGCATCGCAAAAGTCTGGGTAATCATTGGTGTCTATTCCACCTAATTCTATGTTACTTATTTTATCTAATTCCATTGCTGTGGTTGGCTAATTAAGTTAAGTGTTGTTGTGATTGAATAAAGCAGCCATTGTGCTTGTTTTGTTTTTAAAATGTTGCGTTCATTTATTGCTATGTTTCGCAACCTGTTTATTTTGTCGTATCGGTTTCGTAGTGTGTCTATTCTGCTCATAATTTATTTCTTAAATGTTTTATTATAATACTTTTCACCGTTTCCAATTACTTTGCCTTCTGCTTCATCATAGGATTCAATTATCTGCTCCTTTTCCATTTCTTTGGCTTTTTGAAATAATCCAAGTTCATTTACTCCATAATTTTGCAGGGCAATAAATTCCTGCTCCAACCATCCAATTGCTGTTTGTTTGCTCATTTGTTTTCGGTTTTTAACTTGTGTACTAATTCCTTTTGTAGCCTCCATTTGTTAGCTGCTTTTCCTAACTCTATGAATTCTTGGTCATCGCACTCGCCAGTGTGTGTTATTTCTAAACAATTCTTGTAATACTGCCATAGTATAGCTAATTTGTTTTCTTCTTGTTCTAAAGTCATTCTTTGTAGCCTCCATCGTTATTATATAGTTCAGTTATCGTATTGTTTAATGGTAATCCTAAAGCATTCTTAATAGCTATTACATAAGGTAATTTACATAGTGTTGGCGATTCACTTATTATTTGTTTTAAAACTGTTTGGAATTGTACTCCCATTTTATCGGCTATATAGCCTATTGCTTCTTGGCTTTCCAGTAGTTGCAATACTACTTCTTTTTTTAATCTTTCTTTTTGCATAATTTTAATATGTATGTTTTATTTGTTTTTTGATTTGTATATACTCCACTTCTTTTCATTGCACCACTTATTGAGCCTGTTGTAGTGCTTAATAACCTACCTGCTTTAGTCATACTTACCTTTGATGCAATAAGTTCTTTAGTTGCACTAAAAATGTCTATCAGAGTAGGTGCAAAGTTTAATTCGTATCGTTCTAATGGTGTCATAACTTTTCTATTTCTTGTTTAACTTCTTGCCAATATTTTTTAGTAAATTCAGGTATATTACCAGATTCGTACATTAAATTTTCAATCTCATCAACTGCTATTAATGCACATTCTTTACATTCAAACCAACTAAATGATGAAAATGGCACATTGTTAATTCCAAATGAATAATATTTTCTAACTAATTCATCTGCTTTTTCTTTTGGTGTCATACTGATGCTTTCTCGCTGATTAAAGTAAATACTTTATTGAACATTGCATCAAACTCTTCTTGACTTGATTCTAATGGTGCTAAACTTAAAGCACTACTGGTTGTACTTGTTGCGATTGATTCTCCACCTAAATAAGTGCATACTAATACTGCTTCTTTGTCGC